GTTAAAAGGGATGAATGTATCAGCACCTCGATTTTGGTCGGTATTGACACCATACTTTCCATCTTTTTTATCAGCATAGTATTTAACGCCATCTGCTGGAACGGTTAAACTGCTGCTTATCTCCTTAACCGCACCAGCACTGGCAAGCATACCCGGAGTTGTGCAGGCATTGATCTCTTCCAATGTATCAAGTCTTTTTTTTGCCAGGTTTTCAAACATTCTCTTAACTTGTCTTAACGTCATCCATTTTTTATCTTCCATGATTTTCCTCCTATCCCCATACCTCATTAAAAGCGGCATCCACTTCTTCGTCCGTAGCCTCGTCAGGTTCTACTTTTTTCCAGCCGCTCCATGTACCGAATACACTTTCAGCGGCATTGATATAGAGTTCACCTGTGTTTGTAACGTATGTTGCATATCCGTTTGCTTTCTGTCCGGTATACTGTGTCAGGATCCCTGCCTGTTGTACCGGTGCAACCCCGTTATTATATGCGTTCGTGATATCTGTTGGCTCCATAATGGAAGCAAGCAGCATCTTATTAATTGTGAGCTTTTCAAGGGTATAGTCAGACCATGTATAACCGCCTCCTACATATGCAGGGGATATATAAGTCTGGATCATCCTTGTATCCTGGATATCCTGTATCTGGTTCGCAAGTTCTACACCCACATCACCGGAAAGCTTCCCCTTAATTGCTTCATACCATGCAAGGATAATATTCTTCTGTCCTTCCGACCATACAATAAAGTTCTGCTCTTCCCGATCTGCAAATGCTTCTCTTTTCTGTCTGTAGCTTTCTTCCCAGCTCTGATTATCTGCCACTGTCTCATTATAAAATGCATTCAGCTGCGCAAATAATTCCGTTGTGTCAATCGTGGCCCAAGGAAGCGCAAGACCGCATACAGCGCTGTTCAGTCTCTGATCCGTAATCGCCGTCTGGGATATGCTTACTACGCCTGCACCTATTAAAATATCCGCAACAATATAATCCCTGTATTCCGCATTCCTTCTAAGATCCGGTGCTATCGGATTATAAGAAGGAGTCCCTTTTCTTACCTCTGCATGCAGATCCCGCAATTTTTTATCCCAAACCACCGCAATTCTGTCAATTCTGCTAAGCACGCCATCTGCAGGATCTAACGTCAATGTCAGATTGGTTGTGTTATCATACCGATATCCCATAGATATCAAAGATCCGGGACGCAGTATCACAGACATATCTCCATTTGCGATCACCTGTAATTCATCCGCTGTATTCATGAATACGCCTGATGTTATAAACGCCGCAAAATATCTGGCAAAATCTTCCGCAAGATATTCCCTGTCCGGTTTTCCATTTACTTCGTCTGAATCAAATGGGAATGCCTTTTCTGTTGTTTCCATTTTTCTCCTCCTAATGATTTGATTTAATTAACTGGATCAAGGAAGGTGCGCTGTCACCAAAGGTAATGTCAAGCGTTTTTTCTTCCTTGGAATACGTTTTTGTCACTTTTTTTATCTGTGTGTTTACCATAAGCCCCCATTCATTGTCATAGCAGGTTACATAGTCCCCCTTATCCCACTTCATTGCCTTTTTAATATTTACCTGAGACTCAAAAGCTTTTGCAAGATAATGCTTCTTTAACTGTTCACATCCTTTCTGATTAAGCTGGCTCAGATATTCTGCTTCTGCTATATCCGCATTTGACATTCCTGAGGCATTATAAAACATTTCATAACGGTCAAGGCCTTCCGCTTCTCCTACTGTCTCAAGGATCCTGTCTTTATCTTCCCCTGTACCACCGACAAGACAGATATTCCTGAAATTACTAATATCCTCCGTGTATTCCTGCACATATACATTGTTATAACTCCTTGAAAAAATACACGGTTCACTGCTGCCAAACGTCCGATCTTTGCCCTGATACACTTCAAACAAAAAAAGCTTGTCTTTAAGGTCAAGTTTAAGCTGCCACCCAAGCTCTGATACTTCCGATAATTCTGTAAGCGCTTCCTGAAGATTGTCATATGTTACCTGTTTCTCAATACTCCCTGGATACCCTTTTCTTTCCCCCAGGACAAGCCTTGGTATTTTTCTTTCTGCAATAACAGGATTAACAGCATTTTCATACACCATCTGTCTCATGATATCTTCATACGTGCCGTTCATGACCATTTTCGTCCATATGATCCGCTGGTTCAGATATCTTCCTGCCATATATCCCTTGATTTGTATTGTCTGTTCTCCTGTCTTAGAAAGCTTCAGATACTTTCTTGTTATAATCCCCGGCTCCTCTTCATCACTTTTATAAATCAGGTTGCCGCGCTCCAGTATCTTATCCATTTCTTTTGTATAATTAAAGGACACCGTAAAGGTGTCCGGTTCATGAATCGAAATATTCCATATTAACGCCTCATAGGAAGAAAATATACCAAGGATATTAATATCCCTGTCCAGCACATACAATTCCATCTTTAAGCCCTCACATACAGGTTGTTATAAAAGATATTTACCTCCAGCATATCTTCACCGTCATCTGCGGCATACCTTAAGAGATTATCCCCAGGTGCAAGTGTCAAAAAAGAACTTCCTCCTCCGGCAATATCAATTTTCCCTAAGTAATTTTCTTCTACTCCAGCAAACTTTTTTCTGACACTTTTCTTTTTCCCGGTTTCTATTGTTATTTTTTCGCCAGGTTCCATAACGCACAAAATCTTAATAAACTTTCTTGTATTTACATCAAACAGTTGTGGATTTGTTACCGTTCCATTTGCAATAAACTCAATTCTCATGCCTATTACAATCTGCGAATAATTGAATACGCTTGCTATCAGAATTGCTGATTTGATTCCAAAATGTACGCCTTTATTTTTGTAAATAACAAGGGGAAAATGAAGGCCGCTTGTCATATTCGCGATCTGTACAAGCGATTCTGTTAGATCGCTCCAGTACACTTCAGACTCTGACTGCAGCGTAACCTCATAAGATTCCAATGAGGAAACTTCAGTAAACTTAAATTTGGGCGTTTTTTTAACCCTTACCTCCATAAATCTATTCGTTCCGCCATAATAATGGTTCAGCTTAAGAGTTGTGTTTGGGACAAATATATTGCTCAGATTATCTTTTAATATCCGCATCTGATAAACACTCTTTCCCATTACCTGTCCTTTTATCTTAAGCTCTCTTGATTCCACATAGGAATTGACTACTTCACCGCCGTCCTGATCATACCCCTGCGCTGATATGATCCTGACATCCATTTCATCAAATCCATCCAGCTCTTTGACATAGTAAGGAGATCTTGTTAATTCTAAAGAAGTTCTTCCATTCGATACAATAATTTTCCTGTCTGTCCTTACCATTCCTCTGCCGCCTCCTGCATGGCACGTTTAAATTCCCTTGACTGCTCGATAATACTGTTCTGTTTTGCATAAACATACACATTCTGGTTGATCATCTGCGATGGTCTTTCAGGAATGCCGGTGTTTGTATTCACCAGACTGATTTCTTTCGGTATTATTGATTCTATAACACCATTTACCTGCTCCATCTGGCTTATCAAACCCTGTATGTATCCTTCGCCTGACATTTTCCCAAGATAATCAAACTTTGCGGAAGGTGAATGAATTTCCAGTGCATCCTTTGCCCTCTGTACCGCTTCATCACACATTCTCTGCACGGCATTGACCACTTCGCTTTTTCCTGAATTGATTCCGCTTACAAGACCTGCCGGGATCTGTTTCCCTATTTCATGAAACTTCGATGTGGAAAGACCATTCTGGGATGTTCTTATAATTTCATTTGCAAGATTATTAATAACAAGGAGAAGCGCCACCTTATTTCTTGTAATTCCAAGTTTATATCCCTCTATAGAATTCTTTCCCTGTTCTTCAAACTTTTTCGATGGAGAATGGGAATCCTGCCCCTTTGCGAACCCGTCTACTGCATCTTTTCCAAGTTCCTCAGCAGCAGTACTGACTTCATCCTTGTTTTCTTCAATGCCTGCCACATATCCGTCTATGGAGTCCTGTGCAAGCCCTCCCCATGCTTCTGTTACATCACTTGCCGCGTTCCCCTTAACTGTAAGAGCTTCCCTGTACATTTCGTTTGCTTTTTCCAGTTCATCCTCTGTCATAGAAACAAATGCATTTACATATTCAGCGCCGTCAGGTCCCATATCTGCAAGGGTCTGCAATAATCCCTGGTCAATTCCTTCTTTCGCAAGCTTCTGTATGTTTTCGGACCATTCCCGAACCCCGTCTATCTGGCTCTGCATATTTGTAAGAAGTGTTTCCTTGGAAATCGTTGATTTATTATCAAATTCTTCAAATAACTGCATCTGTGAATCAAGCGTTTCCGATAAATCTTCCTGCATATCCGCCATTGCGGTCTGCACCTGCTCCGAAAATCCAGTTACTTTATCCCCTGCACCTGCTGCCGCATCTCCAAGAGCTTCCGCTGCGCCTGCTGCCGCATCTATAGAAGAAGTATCCGCCAAATACTCATTCAGAAACAAATATTCACTTTCCAATCCTTCTACTGTTTCTGTTGTCGAACTTATCTGTTGCTTAACAGCTTCCTGGGCTTCTATATTGTTTGCATATGCTGCCAGAACTTCTTCACTGTACCTAAGCTGTGCTTCGTTCTGTAATGCCCTTTCATCAGCCATCTGCCTTTCAATTTCGCTGTTTTCCTGTGTTAATTGTGATAGTTGTTCTTCAAGCTCATACAGATTTTTCTTGGCTTCATATCTCTTTTCTTCTATCTCATATATATCTTCCTGAACTGCCTGTGCCTTTGCCTGCTCCATTAATGCTTCAATATTTGCATCAATAGCCTCCGTTGACATATTCAGTTTTCCAGTCTGATCATCAATTGCAAGATTCAGATCCGGAAGTATATGATTGAGTTCACTTATTATTAATTTCTGTCTTTCCTGTTCATCAGCAGTAAGTGTTGTTTTCTTTGAAAGCTCAATCAGCTCATCTTTTAATTTTTTTACAGACGACATCTGAATTTCAAAAGCTTCCCTGTTTTTTCCTCTCTCTTCAGAATCTTTTTTAATTTCTTCATTTATATTTTTACTGCTTTCTACAAGTTCATTTGCCTTTTGCACAGTTTCTGACAATGATTCTGTAGCATCATTGTTCATAATAATATAAGCGCCAACTGCTGCCGTTAATCCCACTATCGCCGTAATAAGTATTCCGGCCGGGTTAGCATCCATTGCCGTATTAAGAAGCCACTGTGAAACAGTCGCCCCTTCATTCGCTGTCTTATATGCATGCCATGCCAATGTAACTGCTTCTACTGCCGGTCCTACAACTTTCATCTGGACATTAGCTGCTGCTATCCCTGTTACTCCTGCAATTACCGCATCGGAATTATCAAGAAGCCATGTAAGGCCATCTATAAGAACCGGTAACGCATCTTCTCCTGTATCAACCGCTCTCTCACAAAATTCGCCAAGTGCTTTAGACATCTTGTTAAGGGATACGCCAAGATCACCCTTATCAATAGAATCCTGTAATCTCCCTACTGCTTTTGTTGCACCTTCAACGGCAATTTTCATATCATCGTCAAAAACTTCATAAGCGGATATTCCCAATCCTTCAAGGGCAGATTTTAAAATAGTAACCTTTCCTTTCAAGTTATTGTTCATGGTTTCCGCCATTTTGGATGCGGCACCTTCCGCATTATTCAATTCTTTAACAAGATCCTGATATTCGCCATTTGTGCCTTTCAGCAGCGCGTTAACTGCTGCAATATCCGTCTTATTGAATATCGTATTGATCAGCTGTGTCTTCTCTGTTGAAGACATTCCGGACATAGCCGCATTCAGGTCAATCATGATATCATTAAGATCTCTCATGTTGCCCTGGCTGTCTGCAATCTTTAATCCAAGCTGATCGATTGCGATCGCTGCTTTATCTGTCGGAGCAGATAAAGATAACAGGATATTCCTTAAATGTGTTCCTCCTTCTGCTCCTTTAAGACCATTGTTGGCAAGGACACCCAGCTCAGCATTCATTGTTTCAAGCTTCTGTTCGGTCAATGTTACGGTACCGGCACATACAAGCGTTGCCTCCCCAAGCTGTGCAACACTGGTATTGCTCTTTTGTGAGGTACGTGCCATTTCATCTATGTATTTATCAAGGTCCTTTGTTTCAAGATTAAGTGCCGCCATAGAATCCGTTACAAGATCAGACGCATATGCAAGATCAAGATTACCTGCTGCCGCCACGTCCAGCACCTTCGGCAGTGTCTCTACAGACTTTTTCACATCGTATCCGGCAAGGGCAAGATAATTAAGTGCTTCACCTGCCTCGCTCGCGGAATACTTTGTTTCTTTTCCACACTTCTTTGCCGCTTCAGAAAGCTTTGTATAGGACTCGCTTCCAGAATTAATTTCATCAGCTGTCATTCCCATTGTTGCCGCTACCTGCGACATGGAAGATTCAAACTCTGTTCCTACCTCAACAGCTGATTCTGCAATTTCCTTTATCCCGTTTGCAAGTTCCTTGACACCGTTGATAATTACTTCTGATGCAAGGTTTGCTTTCAACACATCCCCTAATATGTTTGTCTTTTCAGATGCTTCTTCCGTTTCCTTTCCATATTCATCAATGGATTTTGCACACTTGTTCGTAGAATTTTCAGCTTCCTGCAGATATTTCTTTGTCTTGTCAAGTTCGCTGCTCATATCGATCTGCTCAGCTTTCGCTACATTTAAAGAAGTTTTATACCTTGTTATTTTCCCGCTTATGGACTCATAATCAGACTGTGCTAAAGCCAGTTTTTCCTTTAATTCCCCTACAGCCTTTTCCTGCTCTTCAAGTGCCTCCTTTGCCGTATCAGAGCTTTCCTGCATCTGCTTCTGTTTTTTAGAAGCCTCCTCCAGCGCATTTTTAAGAGTCTCTATCTTATCTGCTGCTTTCTGCTGTGCATCCTGCGCCGCTTTCAGTGCCTTTTCATAGGTTTCTACCTTTTCCGTCTGGCTTTTTACCTGTCTGCCAAGAATATCATACTTCTTTTCCAGTGCATCTACGCTGTTCTGGGATTCTTTAAACTGCGCAGCAGCCAGTTTCATTTCTGTGTTTAATTCCTTCTGGTTCGCCTTTATGTTTTTCAGCGCCTGGTTATATTCTTTTTCTCCTTCAAGAACAATTTTCCCGCCTATCGTTGCTTTGGAAGCCATAAGTATTTCTCCTTATATATCATCAAGTGACCCTATCTCATAATTGGAAAGGTCATATAATCCTCTTTTTATTTCAAAGTTATGTTGCTTCTTAAACTGTTCCGTCAGATCATAGAAAAGTCCTGCCGGAATCATGCCAAGCTCTTCATACGAAAAGCCAAGTTTTTTCATGCCGATGTAATAAATCCAGTGGAAATCCACCGGCGTATCTTCATATCCCATTCCACTGGCTACTCTTTTTTTGTCTTAAATCTCCTGAAATACTCGCTATGGATGATCTCTGCAAGCACCTTGTGCGGTATCATAGAACAATCTGCCAGTATTTCTTCATCCGTAATACTCCTGCACTGTCTGTTTTCACGAATTGCTTCTATCCTAAGTCCTTCCCTGATCATCAATATCAAGGCTCTCTTAACTGCCTTTACGGATGGTTCCTTTGTCAAAAACAAAGGCTTTCCTTCTTCGTCAAATACCGTATGCCCTTCTTCATCCCTGACAATCTCTAATCCTACTATTTCCCTCTCAAATGCCTGAAGGGTTTGAAATTCTTCCTGTAATGCCTCTAATACATTAAGATCAATAATGTAGGGATATCTGTTTTCTCCAACATCCAAATAACTTAACTGATACATATTTCACCCCATAAAAATGCCCGGGAGACAAAGCTCCCGGACATTTTTGAAAATCAAGCTGTTTCTTCTGCACCGTCCGTCACACCAAAAAAGGTTTTGATCCATTCATCTGCTTTCGCTTCCGTATCGAAAGAAGGACTCTTTTTTCTCCAGTCCCCATTATCAAGGGCATAGGCATTTCCCGAAATAGACGGGTTCTGAAATTCAATGTTTTCGCCCTTGGTTTTATAGGACTCCTGTCCTTCTGAAAACTTTGCTTTCAAAATTACGCATGCTTTATAAGTTTTTAAGCCTGACTTGATCTCTCTTGTGATAAAACCATATCCAAGATAACTTCCGGTATCGTCTGCATTGTCTGTCTGCTCTCCTGTTTCGCTTACCTTGTGACCAAACATCATTTCAGCAGCTACAACGGGAAGACTGTTTGTTGTGATCGCCAAAGTCGCATCCCTGAACTCCGTTACTTCTTCATCTACCTGATTGTCCGCGTATGTTTTCGCTGTGACATAGTTGGGAGTCACGTTTGTTTCTACCAGCTTTCCACATTTAAAAGCATTACTGTACTTTCCTGTAGCCGGATCAAGCTTTGCGAACCACGGCTTTGATAATCCAAAATTAGGCATTTTCATCATCCTCCTTGTTTCTTTCTTCCGTGTATTCTACTTCAAACACGGTCTGCCTTGTTTTTTCAGTTTCTTGATACACATCACCCAGAAAACTCTGGATAGATGTAATAGAAAAATCCGCTTTTTCCAAGAGACTGCGGATTTTTTTCTTTAAATCAAAATAATTAAATTCCTTCGGCGTGATAAGCTGTATCTGCATATGCGCCGTATCTGCCTGAACTTCATTGTCTGCAAACAGTTCAGAATGCTCATCTTCATAAACAAAAATGATATATTTATCTTCTTTCCCCTGATAAAGATCCTGCTCCACCGGAAGTCCTGTCTTGCCAAGCAGCGCAATTAACAATTCGTTCAGATTCATTTGACACCTGTCTTTCTGTTATAAACTTCCTGTATTCGGTTCATTACCTTTTGTCTGACTTTTCTGGTCGCTTTATCAAGGAAAGGGGATGGTGCCTGTTTCCCCGGGATTCCATACTCTTTCCAGATAGCTTTCAGCGCATTGGAAACAGGATACTTCCTATGCGTTTTTCTGCCTTTACTATCAACCGCTGTGTAAACCTTCGTATCTGAATATCCTTTTGGCGTAACATTGGCTATCCATGCATCCGTCTTTGTTCTTTTTGGTTTTGTCGCCTGAATAGAGTCCACCAATTCTGATTCACCCTTATGCTTCACCGTGCTTCTTATTTCCTTTTTCATGCTTTCGGTAAGAATGGGAGCCGTTTCTTCAAGGGCTTCCTTTGCAATGTCCTCAAACTCACTGTCTAACAGCCCGGATAAAAAGTCTTCTGGAAAATCCACTTCAAATAGTGCCATTATGCGCCTCCATGTGTAGCAACTATCTCAATGTATTCATTGGAATCCTGATAATTATTCAGATACTCTATCTGGTAATAATGCCCTTTGTAACTAACAAACATATCATGTGTTATTTCTGTGGGAGAATACCTGACTAAAAACCGGCACCTTGTAAGATTGATTTCACGCTCTGACTTAAGTACCTCAGATGCACTGATCCGTGTCACTTTCGCCCATGTGCTTCTTATGACTTTTTCCTTCTTACCTGTCATAAAGCCGCTGTTGTCCTTTTCCCCGGTAAATGCAACAATTTTTATTCTTTTATTAAGTTCTCCAGGATTAATGTTCATCGTTCCTCCTATAACAGATTAATGCTGTGCATCCCAAGAATGCTGTCTACTACCTTATTTATGTTGCTTTTATCCACGACATAAGACCGGTTATCAATCATATCCTGGCACAATGCCATATAAGCAATAAAAAAATCCTCATGAGAATCAATTTCTTTCTCAGACAGTCCGGTATATCCTTCGATAAATTCGCCTGCTGCCGACATTACGGCAGCAAGCATTTTTTTTCCAGTTTCCTCCTGATATATTTCAGGTTCCAGTTTCAGGAATTCAATTACATCTTCACTTTTGATTTCACTTACCTTCATTTACACAACCTCTTCCGGTTTATGCTGCTTTCTGCTCCAGTGCTGCAAGCTTCTGCTCATCCGTTACCTTTGCATCAAACTCAAACCACGCAACAAAACCTACCGCATGCTGAGTTGCATACTTTTCTGTCAGGATCTGGATCTGAATACCTTCCCTCATATTTACGGACAGTCCACTCAGATCGCCGTATAATACTGATTTCTTTCCTGCTGCCATCTTAGGCATATTGTCAGAAATATATACAGGCTTGCCAAGCAGCATATAAGGAAATGAGCCTGTGATATTATCCTGAAGAAGATATCTGTTATTTCCGTCCTTCAACTTCTTTATTGCGGTAAAGGTATCCGGATGCACAATCCAGCATGCATTAGCCTGATATACCTGTTTTACCTTTGCCTGCAATTCGATCAGTTCATCTGTTGTAATGGCGGTAGCGGAAGCTGCCTGTTTTACATTGCTTGTAGACAATGCTCCTGTGGCAGCATCACTTCCTGATCCATTGAGCAATTCTCCTTCGATAAACTCTGCAATCTTCCTTGCCATTTCTGCCACGACAAAAGAAACTACATCAACAGAGGCATTATTTGCTACGCTCCTGCCAATCAGGACTAATGCCCCGGCAAGATAACCCCCAAGATCAATAGAGGTAAACTTTCCTGCATCTGCCGTAATCTCATTAAATTCTTTCTGGTAGCCTACTGTAATATCATGGGTACCATTGGCCTTTCCCCACTTGGGAATTTTAAGTGTTCCCTTAACGTTGTAATGTGTTGCTTTCTTAAAAATCGGGCAGATATCTTTCACGGCATTAATAATCCTGTTTGCAATAGTCACCGGAATAATTGCGCCGTTGTTCCCCATTGTCAGGTTTTGCTCCCCGGCTCTTTCCTCTACGATACCGCCGCAGGCTCTTCTTATATAGTTTTCAAATGCCCTCTCTTCGATTTCCTCCGTTTTTATCTGACTCTTCTTTTCGTCAGATAAAACATTAAGTCTCAGATCTCTTGCTCTCTCCAGCCGGTCAATAGTGGCATCGATGCTTTTGATCTTTTTTTCTGCCTCATCAAACTTCTGTTCTTCCTCTTCCGTAAATGCCCTCTGTTCAATTTCAGCATTTTCTGTGAGATCTTTCATTTCCTGGACCAGCTCAGCACGCTGTTCCTGAAGTGTCTTTAAATCCTCTGCTCTTTTCTGGAATTCTTTCCTGATCTTGGCTTCCCGTCTTAACTCATTTCTTCCTGCTATTCTCTTTCTCATTTTCTTTCCTCCACGCTTTTGATTCTTTCTTTGTAACTGTTTAAGTTAACTTCGCTTTTATGTTCTGCTGTTTCAACATAAACTGCCCTTGTTTCTATCACATCTGCAGTAATCGTTTCCTTTCCTTCAGCACGAGCCTCAATGGATGTCCCCCTGTAACAGGGAATCTTCCGTTCATCAATAATTGACACTTCCACAAGCTCCATTTCTTCTACAAATCTCCGTTTTATGCCGCTTGATGTATCCTCTTCGCTTGCTCCAAGTTCGAGAAAACCAAAAGACCAGCCACGGAGTTTTTTGTTTCTTGCCTTTTCAATTACTTCCGGATCCGTAACCTCTGCATGGGCTCTGAGTCCTATTTCATCCTCATGCAGGCTGAGATTCGTTTCCGTGGATCCAAGATTTCTTGAAGAGTCATGGTCTAAAAGTAATTGCACCTCGTTATTTTTCAAAGCTCTTTTGAAAACCCCCGGTACGATCTGTTCTACAAACCTTTGTCCCGTGCTTCTGTCAATCATCGGCCTTGAATCCCGCCCAACAGCATTTACATATCCATCAATGATCACGCTGTCCGCTCTGACTTCTACTCTCATCTTCTACCTCCTTTCCTATTCCACCCTTTGCGTTCATATTTGGGATGAAAAATTGTTTTGTTTTAGGATCGTATATCACGTCCTGCAAACCAAGTTTTATAAAATCAAGACCAAGTTCAGGCATCTTTTCCTTTCTGCGTATCTCATCAATTTGGAGAAAACCGTTCCTACTTGCAATTTCATACGCCTCATATCTGGTCTTAATATCCCCTTTTGTCAGTTCACTGGTATCTGCTGCGAAAAAAACAGAGGCTTTCTCCGTTTCAAGGAGAAAATCTCTGTTAAGTGCATCTTCAATTGCTGTTAATATTGGTATAATGCAGTATTGGATAAACCTAATTTTATCTGCCTCAGTTGCACTGCCTGATATCATCTGCGGCGGTACATTCATAATTTTGCATATCTCATCCGAATTCGATTTTTTGTTCTCATTCAGCTGCATTTCCACGGAAGAATTAGACGATTCCTTAAAATCAAGTCCATCGTTTAATATCACCACATTTTCTGTATTGCTCTGATAAAACTTTCTCCATGCTTCTTTCAAGTCTCTTAAAGCGTCAACTGTTAATTTTTTCCCTGATTTTACGAAGCCTTTTTTATTTCCGCCTGTTTTTACAAGGGTTTTTTCATATTTTAAAGACGCATATGCGACCTCCAGTATTTCCTTATTCTCCTCCAGAAAGTCAATACTTTCCCTTCCATTTATCGTTTTTCTTAAAATCTTAATAAAATCATGTTTCTCATATTCCGCACCCCTTATCATTATGCGGTAATCTTTGAAAATAGGATCGTCTGAATAGATAAATGATATCTCTTTATTATCAACAAAATGCAGTGATTCCCATTCCACTCCATTCTTGTTAATATAGATAAAAGCGCCTTTTCCAAAATAGTTTTCAACGATTGCTCTTTTCAAATCTGTTCCTGTGAGAGTGTCCTTTGTATCGTCATTTAGAAGATTCACCCTGACATCCCCTCTTACTTCCTCAACTTCTCCATTTTCTTTTTTCTTATATAGTCTTATTGGGATCATGGAAACTGTGTCTTTTATTAAATTCATACACGCAGAAAAAGCCGGAACATTCATTGCATTGTTCCAATCAATTCTTTCCCCATCAAAAAAAGCCTGCAAAATTTGATCTTCACTTATTTGGTTCTCGTTTTTTTCTTCTACATCTTTTTCTTCCATTGTCCGTTTTTTGAACAATCCCATAATTCCCTCCTAAACTACCTGCGCGCCAAAATTCATTGCTCCGTATAAAATTTCCTGTTCAATCAAATAAGTAGAGTTAATATTTCCCACCACCTGATCTACCTTTCCGACGGATTTCTTTTTATTTACATATTTATTCTTGTTTGTATCCTCTGTGCATCTTGCATTTTGAAAATTAATTTCAAGCATTAAATTTTCATCATAATGATATTTTTTCTGCAGGATTTTTTCCTTTAGCAGCTTGGTGGGAGAGTGTAATACGCTTGAATGCTGCTTAATATCGACACATTCTATTCCTTCTTCCTCCAGTTTCTGGATCGTGCTGATTGCGTTCCATCTGTCATAACCAAGCTGTACGATCTCTACGCCATACATTTCCGGAATGCCAATGATATAATTCTCAATAGTTTTATAAGATACTATCTCATCACCGCACGCAATGCAGCAGCCATCCCTGATTAGTTTTTTATAATCAACATCCTCTTTCTTTGTTTTCAGTTCCACCTTATCTTTTGGAATAAATCCCATAGTTTTAGAATACAGCTCACAGTTCTCAATGTCGTCACCTTCATACGTTTCCATATTGACACTGACATTATCTTCCGATAATGACAGATCAAGACCAAGCCATACTCTTCTTCCTTTCCACCATTCAGGATCATTTTTCCTTCTGCACGCTCTTACCTTTGTAATTTCAACATATCCTTCAACACCAAGACTCTTATATTTAATATTATTATGCTTGCAAAGGTAGTTCTCCCTTTTGTTCTCATAATCTATAGCATCTGTCCTGAGTTCTACAATTGATTCAAATATATTTTTATTTCTTACTGCTACCGGATTACTTTGGTATATTACATTATCATCTGTCATCCACAGATCATCTTTCTGCAAACTATCATCCGGCTCATATAAGAGCGAAAAAATCCTTTTATTCCTTCTAAGACCATCCAGCACTTTCTTGCATTTATCAGTTTCATCTATCATCACATTATTATCATTCGGATACTCCGTACTGATAATGATTCCAAGTTTATTAATAAGTGTAATCTGTGAAGATCTCATTGCCTCTACCGGGTAAGAATCCATTGCGCCGGCTTCATCAGCTAGATAGGCATTTGCAAGTTTTCCATCCATTCTATCTTCCGAATATGCTAACGGAGTATACTCACTATCTGTCAGCAGACATCTGATTTCGCTTCTCAGTGTTTGAAATACCGGATCAAATTCATCTGATAAAACTGGACTTAATTTAATAATTTTTTTGATTGCTGCTTGTAATTCCTTTGACAGTTTTAAATCAGGTGCAACGGAAAAGAACCTAGAAAATCTAGGTTCCACAAGCATTAATATAATAAAAATAACTCCTGCATTAAATGTTTTGAAATTTTTACGTCCAATTTTCAACACTGCAGTCATGTAATATCTTGAATCATCTTTTTTAGATTTTGTACATAAAGTTGCTATGATCAGAAGCATTGCATATTCTTCTAATGATTCATCCATTGGTTTAAGCAGATCCGGATGTATCATTAATTTCAGTATTTTAATAATTTTCTGATAAGATTCTTCATCTACATATGCTTCCTTATCTTTTCCATCTGCTATTTTGATCCATGCTTTACATTGAAGCTTTACATACTTTGGTACTTTTTTATTTTGGGGTTTTACCGCCCATTTACAATATTGGTAAGCAACGCTTTCCTCAATCATTTACCCTCCAAGTGCCTCTAATAATGGATTGCTCTTTTTTGTTTCTTTCTTTGGAATAGAACGTAAGGCTGATGCTATTGTCATGATATTTTCCTTTTCAATGTCAAAGAGCATTTTCCTTTTTTGTTGCAATATCTTGTCACAGGCATTTATCTGCCCAGCCAGCTTTGCCATGTTGCCTGATATTTCTACCAATTCATCTATATATATTTCTTTTTCTTCTTTACTGAGTTCGTTAACTCGATACTTAAACATCTGGATTAATTCTCCAAATGCTTCCCTTCTTTCTTCCACTTCTTTACACTCTGCCTGAATCATGCAATATCTGTTAATTACTGGCTCATAAAGTGCATCATTTTTATCGATTTTATCCAGTAATTTTTCAATTCTGTTAAACTCTTTATTTGCAATCGGATTATCTTTTACTTCTTTTCTTTTTTTTATTTCATTTTTCGTTGAGAGAGCCTCTTCTGCCTGTTTTCTCTGGCTTAACTCTGCTTTTGTTCTATGGGACTTTTTTTCCCCTTGAATAACTTTATACGGTTTTGGTGGTGTTGGCATGGGCTCCTCCTTTCAAAAAAGTTGATGTGGGAATTTTTTATACGTTTCTGTGGGCCGTAGGTCTAGCACAATTCATTTTTTTATCAGTGTTATAACCCCGGGGGATTCGATTCTTGTTCTACAATTATTTTTTTAATAACATCATAAGGTATCAAACCATTCTCTGCCATTTCATGGTGCCTGTCACATATAAGTAATAAATTATCGTTATCCAATCGCCTATTGTAATCTACCTTCAAAGGTATTGCGTGGTGAACTGACAATCTTTCATGATTGATTCTCTTTTTGGTATTATAAATATTCCTTATACATACCTGGCACAAATATCTGTCACGTTCACGTATCTCTTCTACCTTTTTCTGCCATTCTGCTTTTGATCTGAACGAGTCTATTTCACTTCTGTTCTTAAATCTTTTAGGCTTCATCCCGCAATTATATTTACTGTCGTGTATTTTTCCACAATAAGCGCATGATCTTAACATTTTATTCCTTCATGTAAATAGAAAACACTCAGATAACTGAATGTTTTCTATCCAAAACTTTTTTATATTATATTGTTGCACCGGTGCAACTTCATCAATGAATTGTTTGTCCCACCTATCTAATTATTATTATAACGTTGCATTTGTTGCATTGGTTGCGATTTTTAAATATTTATCAATTTTTCTGCTTATATTACTTTTGTCCATGTGTATAATCCTTCCAACTTCCTTCTGTGATTTACCTTCCAGATAACACATCCTGAATATTCTTCTTGTTAGACTTTCCTGAATATTATCAATAAAGTCCTCTACTTCCTGGCATTCTCTATGTAGCCTTTCTATTTTATTCTCTATCCTTTCCACTTTTCGGTCTACTTTTTCCCAATCAACGCCAACTACGGATTGAGGAACAGGATAACCACTCCGATAATCTAAGATAACATCATTTCCAATCATGGCATCACCTTCTCCCAGATGTTCCAGTTGGTAAACCAGCTCTTTGATTTCTTCTTTTTTGCTTCTGTAATCATCCAGCATTTCCTTAGTCAATTTCATTCCTCCCTTATGCTACACTCAGTGCCTGGTATTCAATGTCCTTCATGTCATCCACCAGATAATACTTTTCTGTGATTGCCGTATTTGCATGACCAAGAAGAATTGATACCAGTTTCACATTTCCTGTCTTACGGTATGTCTCGCTTGCAAATGTCTTCCTGTATACATGAACTGTAGCCGAACAGTGGACACTGGCACGTTCCCCTATTTCCTTTGCTATCTTTTCTATGGATCCTGTTGTCATCGGTATATCTTCCTCCAGTATGTTTCTGTAAGGACGAAATACATAACCCTGTTTACGATACCGTGTGTACTTTGCCAACGCATTCCTTGCACGGATGCTCAGGTATCCTTCCCGATCAGCGTTCTCAGTCTTTTCTCCATGGATCTGTACCTTCCTGCTCTGAAAGTCGATATCCTCGATCTTGAGCTTTGTTATCTCACCTACCCTCATACCAGTTGAAAGCATTAACTCAAACAATGCTTTTTCTCTGTCGTCTTTAAGAAGATCCCTACAAACTTCCACCTCTTCCATTGTCAGGCGTTCCTTTTTCTTCTGCTTCGATCTGGTCCTGTCAACGTCACGCATTATATCCTCCTCGATATGGTGTTTTCGGTACGCCCACTGGAAGAATACAAATAACACCTTGCATATATTGGATACATACGTCTGTGTATTTTTCCTTCCATTTGCATTTGCCGTTACTTTCCTTACTGCCAGATAGTCCGTGATCGTCTGTGCTGTCACCTCCATGAAATTAAGATTTGTGTAATCAAAGAACGGTTTTAAAATGTTCATGTATGATTTTATACTGCTTTCCTTTAAGCCTTTGGCCAGCATATCCACCGTGAAGCGCTTAAGGATAAAATCGTTATCCTTTACTTCCACGGAAGGAAGCGTACACAGCTCATGGATATCGTAACCCTGCATCTTTACTATAAATGTTGCCTTTACAATCTCTAACTGCTCCTGATTCAGGATAACAGTAAGACCTGCCATAACCTCGTTGATCATATCGTTTTTTGTCATTATCGTAATCCTCCCCATTTTTTTAATGTTGCTTAAGGATTACCCCTGTGATAAAATATCCTTAAGCGGTAAGGCGGTACAGTTACTTTGGTCGGTGATGTACCGCCTGTTTTATTGTTATGTGCCTGCTGCCATATGGCTTGTTCAGGACTGCTGCCGGTCAGAAACTATTTTTGAGCACAAAAATACCAACCATCGAATATTGACGGTTGGTTAAAATAATCTCATGCAATCAGCTATTTTTTTTACAACAGCAAGGATACATATATACAAAGTTGCTATTATTCCAATTGCTATACTGGACCATCCAAAATATCCCATAAGCATCAATAGCCCCGTATGAATGCAATAAAATGATAGATACAGGAAACTTCCTAATGCTGGTGCGCTGTATTTTTTATAAAAAATTCCGACAACACCATAAGTAATTATATGCATAATTGGTTCTGCTATTAAATTAAGAAAAAGCGCATCTGCCCTTGGTTCAAATGGATTTGGTATGCAAAATTGCCTTATCAGTACCGAAATTCCTGAAACTAGTTTATACATTTATCTTCCTTTCACGATATAATATTTAATTATACCA